ATATATACCATTGCCGTCAGCGCCTGGTTCTAATTTATCATCTCCTTTAGAAAGTATGTTTTGCCACACAACTTGAGCTTGTTCTCCTGACTTTAATAATCCCTCAGCTTGAGCAGTTAAAAAAGTAGTTGCTTGAGCTGTCATTTCACTTACTTTAGCTGGAAATATTTCAGTCCTTAATTTACCATCTTTAGAATATTGGTATTTTACATTTTCAGTGTCTACGTATTGAGGTGATAATTGATTGTCTTTTCCTAAAAAACCTAGACCAGTAGGATTTGTTTCAGATTTTTCTGAAAATAAACTATAAATATTTTTAGATATTTCCGGTATAGTTCCAGGATCATAACTAGCAAATATAGCTGCATCCATGTCTACTGATTCTAAACCTGCTTTTGTTATTTCTTCACCAGTATATTTTACTCTCCAATTGCCTTTGTTTTCGTCAAAATAAAATTCTTCCTTACCAGGATTTATACCACTTCTGATAGCCATGCCTAGGTTGTATTCTTTATTCTTACTACCTATTAATGGGACACCACCTTCTTTGCCTACTTTATCTATATTCTCAACAAACTCTGTATTGAACAGCGCGTCGTTTTCTTTAAAGTTTTTTTGAATGTTTATAAAAGATCTTATGCCTTTTTCGTATTTACTAGCTTTAGTTAGCAACTCGTTTTGTTCTTCTTGCGTAGAAGCTCTTTTAGCGGATATACCAAATCTAGTTTTTTCATCTATTAAACCTTTTACAGCATTAAAAGCCTCAGCGTTATTAACACCAACTGTTTGAAGTTGATCATACACTTTATCTAGGTTGTCATTGGTATATTTAAAAGTCCAATCAAGCCATTCTCTTTCTTCTTCTTTAGCTTTTGATTTTCTTTGTGCTTCTTGATCTAGTACACCAGAAACAGTTTTACCAATATTTGAAATTGCATTAGCAAATATTTTAGCTGACTCTGTATCTATTACTGCAATTGGATTTTCGTATGCTCCCATTTTATATTTTTATTACTAACTAAAATTAAGCAGCGCCTATAGCTGAAGCACCTATATTACCCACAGCGCTAATACCAGAACTTATATATCCAGCTTGAGCTTGTTGCGCCGCAACTTGTTGTTGTTGTTGTCCTGTTATTTGAGCCTGCTTTCTATTTAACTGTTGCATTTCTCTATTTTCTTGTTCTCTATACATGAACTCAGCTCCAGAAACACCAGCTTGTTGCATTCTACCTTGTTCACCCATTAAAGCTCCTTGTACTCTTTGAGCTTCAGACATTTTGATATTTTGCAAGTTAGCTTCTCCTTGAGCTCTTAATTGTTCATTATTAGCTTCTTGTTGTTCTATGCTAGCAGCAACACCTTTTTTACTTTGCAAAGCAGCTTGTGCTAAAGCTGTAGCGCCACCTGCTCCAGATCCCGTAGCTCTAATTGTATCTAAAGCGTTTGCTAGTGATATATCAGCTTCTTCCACTTGAATTTGAGCAGCTTGAGTGGCAACACCTAGATTTGCATAAGGATTTGAAGCCATGCCACTAACATCTGTTATCATAGATGATAAATCCTTTACGTTTTCGTATGGATTAATAATTGTTTGTCTTTTCTTTTCTAAAGCTTCCAACTCTCCAGTTAATGACTTGGCGTTTAATCTAGCTCTTCTAGCTTGTTTACCAGAAGAAATAGCACCAGTTACAGCTCCACCAACAGCTAAAGCACCACCTACTATTGCTACTACTCCAAATGACATAGTGTATTATTTAAGTTTTTTAAATTCTTCATATTCTAAATAATCTTTAGCTATTATATTGTTTTCTAATTCTTCTAAATCCTGTGTGTTTGTAGGATTAGCGTGAATGTTAACCCATATAATATCTGTTATAGCGTGAGCAACACGTTTCACTCCGCCAGGAGATTTTATATAACACGGACCTTCATACTCTTGAACTCCGTTATCTGTAGCAACAGCTACTATACCATGTAGCAAAAAAACTATATGATCTTCTTTGTGTATTTTACCTACTATTGTTGTGCCCTCCTCTAATCTTAGTTCTCTTAAATATATGCCTTCAGTAAAAACATGTTTAAGTGGGTGTTTGTGATTATCACCTAAGTAAACACCATCTTGATCTTGCATTGATAACAATGTAGCTTCAAAATCTAATATCTGTTGTCTTTTTTCTTTAACAGATTTCGTTAATTCTTTTGACATATAATTTAATTTAATACGAAGATACTACAAATTTAGATCCAACACTCCATAATTCTTTTGCTCCTCCAACGTCTGTTATTGCATCTGTTGAAAAAGTAACAGTAGCAAAATATCCTTTAATACCAGACATTTCATTACCCCATACTACTTCGCCGTCTCTGGCTGCGCTGTTATTTATTAAATTTGCAAAGTATTTGTTTTCTTTTCTATCAAATCCAAGTCTATATACAACTCCACCATCGTTGTACGTTTGACTATAGCTAGGCACTTGAGCTGTTTTGTCGTCATAACTAACCCAACCATTATTTACATAATCATATCTTTGAGCGTCTGAATTAAAGCTTGTAACTTGCCAACCATTATCACCTTCATAGTTTACTGTTTGGAAGTTTTTAGATACGGAAGAATTTTCGTTAAATATAAAAGTTATATTTGATGGTGCGTAAGAACCATAGAAATAACCCCTATTGTTACCATTGTAATTTGTATAATGTTCATATATAGAACCATTTTTAAAACTATAAAACTTATTCTTAAGACTTCCTATAGCTGTAGGTTTGTAAGTATAAAAACTATTCCAACCATTCACTAGCTCATCAAAAGTTAAAGTCGCATAGTTAGAAGTGTTATCAGTATTTTCTTGCCAAGCAGGTGTTTTCTGCAAAGATAAAGTATAGTTTTTATTATGAATATCATAACCACCTATGATTTTACCTGACTCACCTATACTGCTTAGATTGTCTCTAAAATAATCAGACATTCCATAACCTGAAATTTCCGTTAAACCATCCATAGATAGCCTTAAAACAGCATTACGATCTTTGTCAGCAAAGTATTTTTGATAACCATACACAGCAAAGCTTTCTGGGTTTTTACTTATACCAAAGTTACCAGCGTAAGGAACTATTTGTCCTATTACTAACTGCGTTGATGTTACAGCCGCGTTTCCTTCGGCAGAGTATATAGCGTCTTTATCTATTAAAGCCCTACTGACTTTGTTCTCTTGAAACACTATTAAGTTTGTATCTTCAGCATAAAGCTTTTGAATTGATCCATTTGCTGGATCTGTAGCTTTAGTTATGCTCTCGCCTACTGAAAATTGATTTGTATTATTAACACCAGTTCTTGAATTAAATATACCTGAGTATATTAAAGCATTGGAACGATGCTGTTGCTGAGATTCATCTTCAACTAAATATGCTTTTACGCCTAAATCTACTTGTGTATTGTTATAACCTCCTCTAATTCTTGATTCTTCAATAAACCAATTGTTGTCTCCAGCCGCGGCAGTTCCAGGAAAAGTGTTTTGATACGGATAACCATTTGGCCAAACAACTTCATCGCTTGAATTACGAACCTGTTTTAACCAAAACGAATTAAAGTATGATACTTCTATTGATGCTGCCATAATTTATAATCACTTATTTTTGTAAATATTTAATACTAACCATAGTACACTTCTACCTTGTATTCAGACTGTGCTTGTACATTTGTAAAAGTATATTCTACTGTTGCATCAAATGGTGGTTGTTTTGTTTGAGTGTTAACTGTTACGTTGTCAACTATAAACGAATATTGAGCTACATCTGCTAATGGATTAGAAATATTACTTACTCTAGCAGTCATAGTGTTGTTACTTGGCACTGATCTAGTGTTAATTGTTTGACATCCAGAATTACAAGGGCCAGGCAATGATTGTTGCCTAGTTCCATCAACAGTAATCCATTCAACGTTCCAGTCATCTGAATAAGGAGTTTCTAAATAAAACTCTATAGAAATTTCTTGCGGCACGCCAAAAGAAACATAAAGATCACAATTTAATGAGGTTAATCCTCCAGCATCTTGCAACCCTATAACTAATTGATAGTTACCTGTTTTTTGGGCATCGCCGTTTGGCTGATTAATAACACCAGATATTTCATCTATTGTAAATAACTCTTGATTCTCTATTAATGTTCCGTTGTAACTAACGCTTTGTATACTCCAAGTTAACCCTTGTGTTGAATCAACTAAAGAACCATTGTTTCCTTGCATGGTATAAACTTCCCATGGAGAAGTTAGACCTTCTAGTAATATTTGTGTTGCAGGGCAATTTGTTATAGTAGGTGCTACATTTTGAATTGATCCCGTAAATTGTAATTGTTCTGTTGTGCCTCCAACTGTATCTTGGCAATTAATTGTAAACGTAAAAGATCTATTACCTAAATCATAAGATGAGTTTGATCCGTAATAAAACAAACCATTTGTAGCTATATCAAATTGATACGCAGAGTTGGGTGTTTTAGATATGGTAAATTCATTTGTTCTATTCACTCCATTCCCATCAATAACAGAACTAAAGGTAAAATTAACAGGAGTTACTATTGGTAAGTTATTACTATCCTCTGTGTAAGCACCACTAACTATTTTAGTGCCTAATGCCATTCCTTCGTTTTGATTATAACCACCATTTAAGTTAATAAAGTAAGGCCCAGCAAATCCTTGGCTTATAGCTTGATTTAATTCAGATATTAAACCAGTTGTGCTGGTTTCCCAATATATATCAAGTAATGAAACAACAGGTGAAGTTTCATAAATACCTAAAGTTATATTATATGTAGCACTACCAACAACACCTATGGATTGTTGCGTACTTATTCTACCTATAAGTGGATTAGTTTCACTTTGGTAAAATTCAGGATATACTAAATTTACTCCTTGCGTTTCATTATAGTTAGTATCGTTTACTGTGGATATTGAAACTACAGTATCAGATAATATACCAGGCTTGTATTGTTTGTTTAAAGTAGAATCTAAAGGATCTGGTGTTACTCTACCAAATATTTGCACACTACTTCTATATTGTCTTTGATCAGGACCAACCTCGGATAAATCCCTTGGAATTTTATTTATGTTATCGTTTATTAGTACGATGTTAGCTGTTTGATCAACCTCAGTATTAAAATTAGTAGTACCATTGGGATAACCGTTTAATATACCAGGCAGGAACACATTGTAATAATCCTGCTCTTGTTGCCTAACAACTACTTTGTATGAATACCAACCTAATGGATTAGTTTCGCTGTATAAACCAGGATAACCTTCTATATTTAAATTAGAAGGTATTGGAGAATTAAATAAAACTCTCAATGCATAACCTGGCCAACTTAATATATCTGATAGATTTCCATTAAAATAAGGTAAGTATATAGTTGACCCACCGTATTGTATTCCTTCTTCATTTTCTCCTGTATCTTTTGAAGATAAAACAACAGAAGATTGTCTACCAAATTTATCCGATAAAACAATACCAACTTGATAGTTTCTATTTTGTTTCGTAGTGTGGTTAGGATATTCTACTTGACTGTCTTGTAGCTTTAAAGAATAACCAACGCCATAATCTATAGACTTAGGCGGTGACATTCTATCGTAAAAGTTACCATACATTACCCTGTTTCCTGAAACCTCTTGAGCTAAAGCCCTAACTGGTACCATATCATAAACTCTAGTGCCTTGATCAGCTGGTAGTGTCTTATATGGCTTTGTAGATATATAAGTAAAATTGTAAACCTTTTTGTTTACATTAGACTTCATTTTGTTAACTACAGAGTTTACAGGAATAGACTCAACAACTTTTATATTTGTTGTATCTGATTCTCTGTATATTATTTCTAATTCACTTATGTGTAGATCAGTTTCTGGATTTTCAGTTTGAAAAGGTATGTTTAAACCTATTTGTGTTACATTGTTTTCTACAAACTGCACTATAGTACTTCTGTAGGCTTCTTCTTGATCACCATCTAAAAAATAACCTTGTTGCTTAGGTATAAAGCATGTTTGTGTAAATGGAGCCATTAAAGAATATTCTCCATCATCAAACTTATATCTATAACTAAATCTTACGAATTTATCTTGTAAAAAATTAGGATCACCAGCCCAGCTAGCATTATAATCAGGGTTTGGTGTAGTACCATCAGGCATAAACTCTTGAGCAGGATTTATCATTGTAGATTCTAATGGTAATCCTTGAGCTATATTAACCAGCTTTATTGCTTCTAATGGCGCTGGTTTTGCTACAGAAATAGTGTCTTCACTAGAATAATAAGTTGGACTTAAGCTACTGTTAGGATTAGCTAAGTCAACATTTATTTTTCTTGGTTGATTTCTATTATCAGTAAAGAATAAAAGATCTTCAAGTATATTTACACCAATTATAGGATTGTTTTTAGCAAAGTTTAAAAATCTACCTTGAACGAGTTTAGTGTATATTTTTGTAGAAGTGTTGTATCTTGATATGATACAGTTTGCATTTGATGGTGCAAAATTAGATATACCACTAACTGAAGTATCGGTATAGTCTGTTAAAAATAAGTATATATTATTCGTAGCGTTATCAGTTAAAAAACCTATAACATCTATGTTTGGTATATTTAATACAGTAGAAGATATAACAGAGTTACCCAAAATATTTTCTAAAGCACCAACATCAGAACCTTCCGATCTACTTATAGATATATTTTGAGCATTTCTATATTCTCCAGGAGGAACAAGTCTGTCATCCAGATCTTTGTTCATCTTGGCTCTTATAAAATTATTTTTAATTTCAGCCATTTAATTAATGTTTAATCCACTTAGACTTACCTCGCATTTGCTGTATTACTTCACTAAGCTTTATATTTGATAATCTTATTTTAGTGTTTCTAAGTTCAGCAGATCTTTCTCTTTTAAATCTCTGTACTACGTATTCAGGTTGATTAGCGCGAGTAGAAAGTATGCTATACATAAGATGTTTGTACATAGCTTCCTCAGCCATTTTAGGAACTTTAGTGGCCATGTCATAAGCTAGACCATCTGAAATATATTCTAATATAACTAACGCTCCAACTAAATCGCTTGAAAAAGATATTTTACCTTCTCTCGGGTTTAATGTAAAGTAGCCATTTATATTTGCGTTTTGAGGATCAAGACCATACGCTCTACCAAAGAAGTTTCCATCGTCCCACCAGTAGTTTTCACCATCTAAACCTTCGTTGTAATTTTCAATAGAAGCAATATTGTTTATTTCTCTTTTATTAGCAACACTCCATCTTTCTTCTGTTTGAGAAGATCCTTGTAAGTTTTCTTCGTAGTTGTCCTGAATAGGTATACCGTTATTATCTTGAACAGGTGTAGTATATGGATTACTAGTAAGTTGTGTTGGAAATATTTGATGTTTAACACCTAATTGATCTACCCAAGAAACTTTAACATAGTTAACGTAATCTTGTGGTAAAGGCAAGCTTAAACTTGGTGGTATACTTAATTCTTGAGATTTAATACTTTTTAATGTATCGTAACTAAACTCTTGTAAACCTCTTTTAGCGTGAAATATAACATCAGTTCTTTTAACATCAGATATTAACTTACCTGCGCCAACGTAAGCAACCAAAAAGTTATTTATAATATCATTTAAAGTTACATACTCATATCCACCGTAGTTGTTTTCAACAGCGTCACCATAAGCATCTTCGTCCCCGTAATTACCACCATCGTTACTTTTTAACTGTATGACAATGTAACTACCAGCTGGTAAAGCTACAGCTAAATTTATTGTATTATCTACAACAGTGTAAGCTTGTATGTATTCGTTGAAAGTTCCAGGAAGTCCACTCGTGCTAAAGTATAAGACAAAGTTATTTAAACCATAGTCAGTAGTATTAGGACTATAATTACCAAAAACTAAATCAGTGTTAAATGTAGAAACAAAAGAAGTTTGTCCTGCAGTAGTAGTAAAACTCTGTGATCCAGCGTAGTATTGGCTATTTGTTTCGGTTATTAAGCCGTTATTTGGTTTAGACATAATCTATTAGCTTTTTTTATTTACTTCTTCTGCTTGAGCTTGTTGCGCTGCAACTTGTATTATTTGAGGATCTTTAATAACAATACCCATATACAGTAATACATTTGTTATTACGTTTGTTTGTTCTGTTGCGTCTAATTCAAACTGAGTAGACGTTGCAGGATTATATATGTATGGGCCTGAAGTCCAGGTTCCACCACCTAATTGCTGGTAACCCCAAACAACATTGGCTGGTTTTCTTATATAAGAAACCGTCACATCAGAAGCTGTAGTTATAGTTTTTGGATAAACATATACACGCGGCGGATTTGTAGTAGTTCCGTCTTCGTAAACGTATATAGGGTGGGTTGTTGTTGGCTTCGTAAGTTTAGACATGTTTATATTAAGAAGTTCGTTTCTTTGAACTCTTTGTAATTCCACTTCATCTTTATAAATTACAGTACCAATTCTATGTGTATCACTTGGTGGTAAAAAATAACCACCAACATTGTATGTACAATCTCCAATTGTTTTAAAAATAGAGATATTGTTGTCTATATTTTTTTGTCTGTTAGCATATTCGCTGTCAGCTTGTGGCACGCGTAGTTGTTGATTAAGATCTTCAAAGTACTTTTCAAATATTTCTAATTGAACTTGCGTACCTATCTTATTAAACTCATCAGGTGTTACATAACCCCTTTGTTCTTTATTGAGTATTAACAGAACTGTTTTGTAAACTGTATCTACGTTTATTGCCATTTTATTTTTTATTATAATATAGGGGCGAAATTAATCACCCCATATATTAATATTACGTACTATTTAAATTTTTTCTCTATAGATTTGAAGATTTCCACGCCTTCATCAGTCTTAAAGAATGCTGCCATAGCTGAGTATGGATTTTCATCAAAAGGAACAGTCATTAGTTTAGCGTTGTTTGTACCCCACATAAACGTTCTTTGATCCTGTGATAGTTTTATAATACCAGCTTCAGAAGCTTTAATTGCAAAATTCCTTAATTGTACATTTTCATCATTAGCTAATTCAATAAACAATCCTGGATTTCTTCTTGCAAATAATAATAAATCTCTTCTAATTTCCTTAGAGCTCATTCCTGAAACAGCAGATCCAATTTCAACTCTTAAAATAGCTTCAGCTTGATCAACATCTATTTCTCTTGCAGCTACTAAAGCATCAATTTGAATATCTAAGTCTTCTAATTCGTTATTAGCTGTTAAAATAGCATCAAATTCAGCATACTTAATATTTAAACCTGGGTGATAAAGAGATAATAATTTTTGTAAGTTTTGTTTTTCTTTTGGTACAAATAAAGTACCATTTTTAAACATGATGTGCCCTAATGTTGCTTCACCTTTTTGTTCGTCTACAAAAGGAGAGTTTTGATTAGTTGCAAATCTAATTTCTTTTTGATCACCAGTTTCTTTGTTAAACCATAATAATGGGTATCTTGACGTGTGTCTTGATGGCAAAGTAAACGTTAAAGGACTATGTGCCCCAGTTAAATAATACGTTCTATCTTTTATTTCCCACGCTGGTTTAGCAGGTGCTTTTGGTGTTTCTTTTTTGGGTTGTTCAACAACCATAGTTTCTTCAAATACTTCTTCTGTAGAAGCGGTAGCTTTTTTAGCCATAATATAATAAGATTAAATAGTTTATAAAAGTAAAAATTACCCCCGTCAGTACAACGAGGGTAATAATTACAAGTTGTTGTTATGCAGATGCAGTAAACAATACGAAGTTGTTAGCTGCTTGAACTACAAGACATCTTTCAGAAAGGAAGTGTACTTCCATTGCATCAAGATCAGAAGTGTAAGCTCCACCTACAGAACCAGTGATCCAAGATTTCATTCTTCTGTCGTCAGCCTGAGAAGCTCTATAACGTACGTGTAAGAATGGTCTTCTGATGTTTGTTCCTAAGATTTGATCGTATACTGTAGAAGTTCCAGCAGGTACTAATACACCATCAATACCAGATCCTACTTGTCCAGCTCCGTTAGAAGCACCACGAGTAGAAGCATCGTTTAAGTATTTCCAGTCAGTCTTATAGAAATCGTAAGAACCTCTTCTAAATCCAGTGAAACCTAAGTTTAACGCCATTTCAGCAGAGTTTTCAAACAATCCATAAGCAGTACCTCCGTTAGCTCCAGCAGATAAACCAGCAAGCATATCATCGAAATCTAAAGAAGTTTGTCTGTTTAAGAATAACATGTTTTCTTCAATTGCTCCTTGAGTATCTAAGTTTTTCAAGATGCTATCAAAGTCAGCTAATCCAGAAGCTGCAGTAAAGTTGTTTAATACGTTACCTCTTGATTGTACAGCTGCGAATAAACCTTCAGTACCTTTGATACCTTCAACAGTATCTAAAGTAGAAGCTCCAGAAACTAACTCTCCTTCAACTACAGACATTTCTAAGTAATCCTCAAAACGTAGACGAGTTTCAGATTCAGCTTTTAAATACCATAAATATCCAGATGCACCATCTTCAGTAGCAACTTCAACCCATCCAATTTGAGCAGTATCAGATCCAGAGATAGCATACTTCTCTTTGATAATGATTGGAGAGTTAGAGTACTGAGTGAAAGAAGGTGTTACAGACTTAATATCAGCATCTGTAGTTCCTTTTTTGTATTCAGAACCGTATACGAAGATTTTAAGTGCTCCAGCAGTTGCAGATAAAGCAGCCATATCAGCGGCAGTATAAGGTTTTACTGTAATAGTAGCTAATGTAGCAGAAGTGTTAACACTATCTGTTACAAAAACTTTTAAGTCTTGTCCTGTTGCAGGATCAATAACTACTAATGTTTGGTTTTTAGAGATAACGTTTTGTACAAAGTTAGGACCAGCTGTTGCATTCAAAGCGAATGTTAAAGTTGTATCAGTTGCTTTTGTAACGCTATCGTAAGCGATATGCAATCTGTTTTGCTCAGACCATACGATTTGATCAGAAGACATTGGCATTTCAGCTCCAACCATTCTTAAGAAACCAGATAAAGTTCTATTTCCATAGCGCTCTACTTCAGCCTCATAAATTTCAGGTAAGTACTGTTGTGCGAAATCATTTCCAGATCCGTCTGTAAAGTTTAAATAATTTGACTCAAGAAGTTGTTGCTTCTGAGACGGTTTAATTGACCCATATACGGGTGCGACTACTGCCATAATTAATTTTTTTAATTGTTAAATTTTTTTGTTTTAATTTTTAATTTTGAAGAATCAAAACCACTGATTGCTTTAACTTTTAAACCATTGATGTAAACATCACCAGAAGCTGCTTTTCTTGTTTCAGTACTGGGGTTTTTTGAATTAGTAACTACTTCTTTTACTGCATCGGCCTTGCCTTGCTCATAAAAGTGAGATGCTATCCTGTCAATGTTCTCAGCAGCGTACATAGCCTTATGATACCCTTTCGCGTCTACAACTTCACCTTTATCGTTTAAGAACTTCTTAATTAGGTTGTTGATGTTTGATTGGTTCTCAGCTACTTTTTCAACATTTTGAATACCGTACCTAAATTTCTTTTCTCCTACATTGATGTCAAAACCTTTGAAATCATCAGAAAAAAGCCTTTTAGTCTCGGCTTTAAACTTCTCGTGTTGCTCAGCAGCTATGCTTTGCTCTTCATTATATCGGTTAAAAAAGTCAAGCGCTTTCTTTTGTTCTTGGGTAACACCAGGTCTCAACTTGATTTCCTCGTAATATTTACCCTTAAGCTCTTCAAGATAACTCTTAGCTTTTGCAACTTCTTCTTTAAACGCAAGTTTCTTTTTTCTTACGTCTCTATCTTCATCCAACTCCTCATCATAACTGAAATTATCTTCCATAAGGAATTCTATTTCTTCAGAGTCTAGATGTGGCCTTGTTTTTTTATAGTATTCTTTTAATAACGCTTCGTTATTTACGTTGTCGTAATTAGCATTTAATCTAACATAATCTTCTACCGTTCCACCAGTCTCTTCCATAAAAGAAACTAATTTTTCTATGTTTTCAGGTAATTGTTTACCTGTTTGTTCGCTTTCTTGAACAGCTTGTTCAACTTGTTCCGTTAGATCTTTAACCTCTTCTACCTCTTCTTCAGTTATTTCTTGAATAACTACTGGTTCTTGTTCAACAACCTCTTCGGTAGGCTCTGCGGGTTCTTCGTCTCGTTCAACCACTTCTTGCAATTCCACTTCGGGTTGTTCTGTGCGTAACAAGCTTTCATCTGTGATTTGCTCTTGAACGGCATCTTCTTCTTTTTTAGGTGTTAGATCAACTTTAATAACATCTTCGTTGTTATTTAGTTTTTTCATCGCGGGTTTTTTCTTTTTTAATTTAAAATCACCCTCTTGTTTTACAATTTCTGACATGATATAATAATATATAATTGATTAATAAAATTTATCTAGGAGCAAACTGCTCTAGATTGAATCCTCCAAGAGTGTCGTTCCCTTGTGACTCAAAATCTTTAGGTAACAAATCATTTTGTCTTTGATTTATTAACTCAGATTGTTGTGTAGCTTGTATTTTAGTTCTTTTGTCTTTGCGATCTTCAACTTCAGCAATTTTACCAGCTTCTGCATTAGCTTTTATTTGAGCTAATTGCATTTGATAATTAAACTCTTCAGCCATAAGCTCTCTTTTAATTTGAGCTTCTGTTTGCATTCTTTGTATCTCAAACTGTGATTTAGCTTGTTCAATACTAACTTTCTCTTGAGTAAGAGCTTGTTGTTTTTGAACCTCAGCCATAGCAGCTCTCTCGTTTGCTTCTGAATTAGCTTGTGCTTGCGCCTGTATATTAGCAAGTTGCGCTTGTTCAGCAGCTTCTTGTTTCTTTTTCTGTCTAAATTTAAGTAATTGATTAGCTAGTTTAAGATTAGATATTTCTCTAATATCAATAGCATCTTCTAAACCAATCATACCAGCTTGTAAAGCTATTTGTATATTTTGTTCTAATTGAGACTTTTCTTCTTCTTCAGGTTCTAACTCTAAGAATATTCCGAAATCATGTAAACTTAACTCGTCAACTTCTTCTAATACAGCAGCATTAAACGTGTTTATACTGTTTATTAAAGACATTCTAGTTAAAGGAAAATCAAGTACATCAGCAACTTTCATACTAACGTTCTCGCATGCTCTAATGGTTAAATAAAACAGTGATTGTAATATATGCCTAGTTGCGACATTTGATTGATTAGCAGCCATCTTTTGAAGCCCTAGAAGAGCGTCTTTATCTGGGTTACTACCATCTCTTGCTTCGTTTAATCCAGTTACATCCCTTATCATCTGTAGATAATAGTTGTAAGTGTTTATTAATGAAGCTATTTTTCCTTGACCAGATGAAGAAGATAATTCTTGAACTGGTACTTTACCCCTGTTTAATTCACCATCTTGAGTAAGTGATCTACCAACTACACTACCAGTTTGGAAATACATGTTTAATGCTTCCGCTGCGTTATAATTTGTACCATTACCAAGATCAACTTCAGCTAAACCATCCATATCTAAGAACACACCATCTGGTACTATTCTAGACATTACTTGTTGTAGCTTCAAATGAGTTAATTGAATCATATCAGCAAATCCAGTGATCTTACTAACTATTGACTCAATTCTTCCTTTGTACATTCTAGGCGCTACAATAGAGTAGTTCATCACTACTTTGGTTGTATCAGCATACGGCCTAGTCATATTTTCAGTTAATTTCCATTCAAGCATGGTATTATTACCTAATACTTTAGCTCCAGAGTATAAAACTTCAATAGTTCTAGAAACTCTTTCAAAATTATCGTTAACTGGTGGATCAAAACTATCGTCTTTAACTATAGCTTTTTCTAATCCATTTTCAGTTTGTTTTATTTTAAACACTTGGTTATTGTACGTCTTGTACTCAAAATACAATACTTGAACAGTGTTTTCATCGTAATTACCCCAACCAGTTATATACTGATTGTTGCCAGGCATATTTTGTATATTTTTTAATTCCTCTTCAGATATATATGGAAATTCTTTTTTTAATTCGGCTATAGTTATAGATTTAACTTCACCTACGTAATATATATCTTCAAAGTTTGGATCTTCTGTGTAAGAATAAACTAAATAAGCTGGATCAACATAATCTACTTTTATTCCTTCAGACACATTGAAACTAGTTTTTAAACAAGATATACCTAGTACCGTTAAGTCATACGCTAGTCTTTTTCTTGTTTCATCGTACTTGTTTTGACTTAAAACTGTTTTAATAACCTCTTCTTCTGCAATCTCTACACTTTGTTTGTAGTTTAATTGCATAAATAAATCAAGTTCCTCTTTGTTATCAGGAAGCATGTCAGGTTCAGAAGAAGAATATAAGTTTTGTCCAAACTCAGCATTAATCTGATCTAAGTATGCTTTGTTTTCTATATCTCTCAAAGCATTAAAAGCGTAGTTAGTTCTTTGTTTTAAAGCGAATGGATCAGTAGCCATAGCTTTAACCTGATAACCTTTTTGAGTCATACCATTAACTACTATATCCACAAACTTAGATATAACAGGTACTGGTTTCCAATCTAAATTAAGATAAGACAAGTCACCATTAATAGCTAACTCATCTTTGTATTTTTGTATAGATTGCTCACCTCTAGCGTATAACCTTAACTGATGAAAGTTATTATAGTTTGTTTGATACCTATTAGCATTAGTTCTTCCTTGGTCAAACCACTCTTGTTCAATGGCTCTAGCCACTTGAATACCATACTCTAACGACGCCTTTTCAGCATCACTAACCACTTGGCTTGGAAAAGAACTATTGGTATTTGTGTATATATTCATTTATAGTATAATTTTTGAGGTACTACCATCATTATTGTATCTTTTAATACCTAGATTAACAGGTTGTCTTTCTATTCTATTTACAGGAACATACCTGTGTTTATTGCAAGCCATTAAAGCAAGTCCAGAGCTAATAGACGCATCGTGACTTGTTCTGTTATTTATGTTAAATCTAGCCCAGTCTTCTAGTGTTCTTTGAAAATACATATCTCCATACCCAGTATCTAAAAGACCAACATGTTGTTCTATATAAGTTTCAATTGCCGCAGCATGAGCTTGTTTTATATCTTCA